CCGATGATTTCAGCAGGCGCAACACCAAGAGCCTTGGCGATCAGCCTGACATCATCGTTTGATGGATTCCTTACACCACGCTCATACGCAGATATAGCCTTTTGTGTCCTGCCTATCATTTCGCCAAGGTCAGATTGATAGATGCCTCTGGCAGACCGTATCCTGCGGATGTTATCACCAACTATGCTCATAGTCGTCTCCTTTCTACTACAAGATGTCGTACCTATATAATCAAAATAGCACAAAATGAAGAAAGCAACAGAAAAATGTGAACGAATATACAAAAAAATGTTGAAATACTACGTAATGTAGTATAGAATAAGGTATAGGTTGACGATATGCCGAAAGGGGGTGAGACATTGAGGCGCAAGTTGACACTGAGAGAGTTAAGGGTGCTGTACGGACTTACGCAGGCAGAGATGGCTGAGAAGTGCGGCATACATCCGAATACGTACAGAGAGTATGAAGCTGACATCAGCAAGGTGAGAATCGGCACTATCCTGAGGATATGTGATGTGCTAGGCATTAAGCCTACAGAGATGAAGCTGTTTTATAAGGAGGGCTAAGTAATGAAGGGGAGAACAATAATAAGGGTGCAGGGCATTGTTATCAGTGCGATGCTTACGGAGACTATAGCAAGGGTCGTGTACCACGATCTGAGCGGATGGCGGTTGGTGCTTGTAGTTGCGGCGGTATTTTTGATGCTGTATCGAACGATGCGTGACATCACGCTGATGTTGCTAAAGGGGGCAAGATATGACAAGGAAACAGGCGCAGAGGGTATCAGAGGTACTGTTCCGAAACTGCCGTGGTACAAAGTGCGATTACGCCAATCTAAGCAAGCGGACAGGGATACCGCAAAGCACGCTGTACAGGTATCGAGATAACCCGGATGCAATGCCATTTGGCAGGGTTCTGGTTATTGCCGATGCGATGCAATTAACGGCGCAGGAATGTGCGTACCTGCTTACAGGGAAAAGGACTTGATTTTTTTATACAACTGATACTACATTAAGAAGTGTAATAGGGAGTTACATACCACAGGGAGGTCTATATGGATAACATCTATCAGAGAATGCTGAAAGTCACAGCAGAAATTTCCACGGTTGCGAAAAACTTAGAGGTCGGCTTTGGGTCATCCAGATACAAGGCTGTAGGCGAGGCAGACATCCTGCGTGCGGTTAAACCGATTGAAGAAAAGAACGGCGTGTATTCGTATCCTGTCGAGCGTGACATTATCGAGAGCGGCACGATGGAGAAGGAAACGAAGAACGGCAAGAGCGTGCAGTTGTATCTGCGTGTCAAGACGGTTTATCGGTTTGTATGCGTTGACGATCCCACATCGTATATCGACATCGTGTCATACGGTGACGGCGTGGACACGCAGGACAAAGCACCGGGCAAGGCGATGACCTACAGCGACAAGTACGCACTTATGAAAGCGTACAAGATACAGACAGGCGATGACCCTGACCAGTACGCCAGTGAGCCGCAGGTGAGAGTAAATCAGCAGGTGAATCTGAGAGGCATGATGGAGCAGTACGTTAAGAACAACTATGACGCAGACAACCTGCAGAAGATGCTCGACTACTACAAAGTGCCGACAGTTGAGGCACTTAACAACGATCAGCTTACAGCGGCATACACAAGGAAGCTGTCGCAGAAAGGAAACGCATGACACAGAAGCAGAAGGTGCTTGAGTACATGAGAAAGCATGAGGGCATCAGCACATACACCGCATTTCAGATGCGCATAACACGGCTTGCGGCACGCATCAGCGAACTTAGGGATGACGGTTACTGCATTTTATCAGAACGCAGGATGAGCGCAGAGAAAAAGCCGTATGTGCTGTACAGGTTGGAGGAACGAAAGTCATGATCTTTTATGAGAGTTTTTACGAGGCTTGCAAGGAGTTGCCAGATGATGAGAGGCTTGCCGCATACGATGCAATTTTAGGATACGGATGCGAGGGCAAACTGCCTGAGGGATTATCTGGAACAGGTAAGGCAATCTTCACGATTAGCAAGCCGCTTATAGATGCTAACGCAGAGCGCAAGGCGAATGGTGCAAAAGGGGGCAGACCGAGAAAAGAAGCAAACCCTACGCAGAAAACGGCAGGTAAGTTTATAAACTTTGCACCGTCTGACACAGATTGGAATGAGACCGCAAGGAAGATAATGGCGGCTCAGTAACAATATATACCGCACCTGCAACCCATTGATTATTACGCATTTCCGATGGTGGATACATCACACAAATAAAAGCCCCTGATGGTGCGGCAGGGGCAGGGGGTGATTATGATCTGCACGCTTGTGATAGCGATGACCCTGTTTTTTATAACAGGATGGAAATGGTGGCTGTATGTTGCACTGATTTCTTTCATCTTGTGGATAGACAAGACGAAATGAGGGAGAACACATGGAAGGGATTATAACAGTTGCATTGCTTGCGGTAACGCTTGCAGGGGCAGGGTGTAAAGCTGATGCGCCGTACACGGACAATGACCTGTATGTACTGTCGCACATCATCAGCGCAGAGGCAGGTAATTGCAGTGAGGACATGATGCTGTCGGTAGGCAGTGTGGTGCTTAACCGGGTAGCTGATGACAGATTTCCTGACAGCATTGAAGAGGTTGTGTTTCAGGAAGGACAGTATGCACCGACATGGAACGGCACGTACTATGATGAGCCGACAGAGGATGCTGTAGAAGCGGCAAAAACACTGCTAGAGGGCGGCGCAGTTATAGACAGCAGTGTTGTATGGCAGAGCAATTTCCCACAAGGAGAAGGCGTGTATGACATAATTTATAGCCCTTGGGGGACAAAAATGTATTTCTGCTACTAAAGCGGAGAAAGAGGAACGGATATGGGCAGACAAGGCAATAAAAATGCAATGGTTCATGGATTCTCCCGTGAGAGGTTATATAGATGTGTTTGGAAAGCAATGAAGCAGAGGTGCTACGACCAGAACTATCATGGGTACAACCTTTACGGTGGGCGTGGGATAACTGTTTGTGATGAGTGGCGGGATGATTACATAACTTTCAGACAATGGGCTTTAGAAAACGGCTACGATGCTAACGCTACATACGGAGAATGCACCATTGACAGGATTGATGTAAACGGAAATTATGAGCCGTCCAATTGCAGGTTTGTGAACATGAAGGTGCAATCAAATAATAAAAGGGAAGGATTAAAGACAGGGCGTTATCCATGGAAACATTATGAATATAAAGGGAGTTTTTACACCTGCAAGCAACTTGCAAAAATGGCGGGCATAAAGGAGTCAACAATGCGGATGCGACTTGTCGGCGAGGGTATGACCGTAGAAGAGGCAATAACCCTAAAGCACAATGAACACAGAAATGGCACAGATATTCAAAAAACATATTACAGAGACTATGCAATATGATGAGTTTCCGCAGGGGCAGGGCGTATATGACACGATAGAAAGCCCTTGGGGAACGGTGATGTATTTCTGCTATTGATACGATAACAAGAAGGGGTAGATATGAGTTACGTTTTAACATTCCTTGCAGGTGGTTTCCTTGGCGGCATGGTCGGGGTATTTACAATGTGCGGCATGATAGCGGCGAAAGAAGCAGACGAGAGAGAGGAGAGGTGGTTTGATGACGAACGATAGAGCGGTCGAGATGCTGAATGCGATCATTTTTTTACTGGATGAAAATGTTTACACAGATGAGGTAGAAGAAGCAATCCACATGGCAATCAACGCACTGACCGCACAGCCGGAAAAGACGCAACTTTCGGAAGAAGACGCAACTTCCGATTGCATAAGTAGACAGGCGGCGATTGATGCCATAGACAAAGCGTTAAGCAGGACATTTGTCGAACCATGCGGAGAGATGATTCTGAAAGATGTGCCCTCCGCACAGCCTGAAACAGCAAAATTTATACGATGGATGGAATGTAAAAAAACTGACAACTATATTTCATATACGCCGCATTGCAAATGTTCTAAGTGTGGAACTGAATTCATAATCGAGACTATTAAATATTGTTATATTTGCGGCGCAAGGATGGAGGAAAACAATGAGGCTGATTGATGCGGATGCATTCTACAAAGATATATGTGATTCCTTAAATGAAATGACCAGAATAGGTATCGCCGTTGATGGCGAATGGCTATGGGGAAAGCTGAATGATTCACTTGACAATGCGCCCACCATCGAGCCAGAACCGCAGATAATTTATTCTAAAGCAGGATATATCATGAGCCTACATAAGGAATACGGATGTACATTGATCCGGGCAGAAGAAGCGCATAATAAGGCACTTGAATATCTGAGAGATAAAGCAATGATGAAGGGGTGAAATGGGAGGGTGAAGGATGAGCATATACAAGCCATTAACACCAACACTTCGCAAAGAATTATTGGAAAGTGCTGATCGCAACATAAGAGAATTAGAAGAGTGTCAGCCGTCTGCTATTGTTTCTATGCAGACAAGCGCATACCAGATTTTTAAAAATATCATCAACGGATTACCTGATGGATTTCTATTACCATTTGAAAAGAGGTGATTGAATGTCAGTTGTGGTGAAGGGCATGAAGATGCCTGAAAACTGTGGAAGATGCAATTTTAACGTGTCTTCGCTGTATTGTAATAGAACTGGAAGCGAGATTGATAGAGACTATGAATATAGGGAAAGGCTTTCGGATTGCCCTATATCTGCACTGCCCGACAAGCACGGCAGGCTTGTGGATGCGGATGAACTGCGTGATAGATTACGGAACCTTGCTGACGATGATTGGAATGCAAATACAACGACAACATGGTCGGAAGCATTTAGCGAATGCGATGATATGGTGGATGATGCACCGATCATCGTAGAAGCGGAGGACAGCGAATGAAAACAGCGATATGGATCATAGCGATCTGTGAGGTAATAAGGGCTGCACAGAATGCGCTTCAGCTTCGTGCCATGCGGAGTGAGAAGGGAATGAGGGAGAACGCCTATCAGGAATTTGTAAAGTCACTGAAATCAACAGACAAAGAGTTTGTGAAGAAGATGCTCGAAGAATTTATGAATCAGGAGGATGAATGATACCGAAAGAAGCATTTATTGCTATAAGCCTCATAATGACAGTTTCCTGCGCCTTTGGCTATGTTCTTAAGGGAATTGTTGATAAGAGCAGAAAAAGCGATTCTGAGTGGTTTTATGACGGCTCTGAGGCAGACCATGACAGGTGGGAGGATGATCCTGTTCCGACAAACACTTGTGACACTTGCAAGCATGAAAAAGTGCCGCTGTGGGATGAGGAATGCGCATTCTGTAGTGACTACGACAAATGGGAGGCAAAGTTATGATATATGTAAGATTCAAGCGGCTGACAGATACTGCGATGATTCCGACAAAAGGTAGCACGTTTGCGGCAGGGTATGATCTGTATGCGGATACCACGCAGGATATAGAGATACAGCCCGGTGATGTTGTACCGTTCTATGCAGGAATTGCGCTTGAAATTCCAGACGGCTACTTCGGTGCTATCTATCCACGCAGTGGTCTTGCAACTAAGTACGGCTTGCGCCTGCCTAACTGCGTGGGCATCATCGACAGCGATTACAGGGGCAACATCGGCGTGCCGCTCAGAAACGACAGTGACAGGGCGGTGACGGTTGTAGCACACGAAAGAATAGCACAGATCGTCATCCAGAAATGTCCTGAGGTATTGTTTTACGAAAGCGATGAACTGACAGAGACGGATAGAGGCGCAGGGGGATTCGGTTCAAGTGGCAGAACGTAAAAAGAAATACGGCGGCTTATCTGATATGTTTAACCTGCAGATATGTCCTGTGTGCGGCAAGGATTACATCATACAGCACACTGCGGATTGGGCGTACCAGAAACAGATAGGCACAAAGCACCTGTATTACTGCAGTTGGGGTTGTATGCGTAAACATTTGAGAGAATTGGGAAGAATCTAATGGCAAAGAGACAATTTAAAAAGCAGTGGAACGCACCAAAGTACCACAACCAAAAGGTGACGGTTGACGGCATAGAATTTGATTCAACGCATGAGAAAAACAGATACCTGCGGCTGAAAATGATGCAGAGTGCAGGGATGATACACGGCTTGGAACTGCAGAAGAAATTCGTGCTGATACCTGCTCAGCGTGAGCCTGACACGATCGGCAAAAGAGGCGGCAAGCACAAGGGCAAGGTGATTGAGAGGGAGACGGTTTATATTGCTGATTTTACATATTACACAAAAGATGGCGAATTTGTTGTTGAGGATGTAAAATCTCCTGCCACTAAAACTCCTCAATATATTTTAAAGAGAAAGCTAATGTTATACGTGCATGGAATAAGAGTCAAGGAGGTATAGTGATGAATAAACACATTGACCATACCGGGGAAAAGCACGGAATGATGACAGTTATAAGTTATGCAGGTAGTACTAGTGGGAGAAAACAACATGGGTGAAAGGACAATACAAGATTTACAACAACTGCAAGGCTTGCCGCTTAACCTCAAGATCCGCATGACAAAGGACAGGATCAGACAGTGGATACAGACATACGGTGAGAGTGGCGTGTATGTCAGCTTCTCAGGTGGCAAGGACAGCACGGTTTTGCTCCATCTTGTCCGGGAGGATTACCCAGATGTGAAAGCAGTATTTGTTGATACCGGGCTTGAATATCCAGAGATCCGACAGTTTGTTAAGACCTTTGACAATGTGGATTGGCTGAAGCCGAAAAAGACATTCAAGCAGGTCATTCAGCAGTATGGTTATCCGTTTTTTGGGAAGGAGATTAGCTCGACCATATACGGCGCAAGAAAATACTTGACATCGGTTGAGGAACAGGCAAGCCTTGACAGACAGACAGACAGACAGACAGACAGACAGACATGCCGTATGCTTGCATGATGGCAGACATTCTGGGATTGGAAAGGAGAAAAGACAAAAAGAATCCAGAGTATCAGAATCTGAGAAAGGGGATTATCCCTAGCGGAAAGAAGTACAAGTACGGAAAACCTGTGAGAATGTTGATCCTAGAGGGCAAGCTTCCACATACAGAAAATGGAGTGGTACAGGATGGTGAATATTCAACCATGTACGATAAAAGCCGCTACCAGTTTATGCTAGATGCTCCGTTTGAGGTATCAGCCATTTGCTGTAATGTGATGAAAAAAGCACCGATACACAAATACGCAGATGAGATGGGACGGAATCCCATGACGGCACAGATGGCAAGCGAATCAAGCCTCCGCACAAAACAATGGCTCACGAATGGATGCAATGGGTTTGACATGAAAAGACCTATCAGCAACCCGATGGCATTCTGGACAGAGCAGGATGTGCTTCTGTACATTTATCAGAATCACCTACCAATCTGCTCTGTTTATGGAGATGTCGTAAAGGACACAGAGGTAGAGGGACAATTAGACCTAGAAGATATTTACGGCAAAGAGTTGTTCGATCTAGGAAGACCGCTGTTGAAGACAACAGGCTGTAACAGAACAGGGTGTATGTTTTGTGGATATGGTTGCCAGTTTAAAGGTGATAAGCGGTTTGAACGCATGAAGGTGACACACCCGAAGCAATACGAATACATCATGAAGCCACAGGAGTTAGGCGGTCTTGGGTACAAGGCGGTTATCGATTGGATTAACGAACACGGCAACATGGACATTAGATATTAACCTACTATGCTAATAGGTAATGATGGAGGCGTGGTTTGATGACAAACGATGAAGCAATTAAATTACTATCGCAAATAATGGATGTTCTACTTGCGAGTAATTCGTGGTTACCATCCACGAAAAATCCGATTAAAGAATCTTTCGGTATGGCGATTGACGCACTGACCGCACAGCCGGAAACGCACGGCGTGTGTTTAGATGTGATTGATAGGCAGGCGGCAATCCGATGGGTAAAAACAGAGTGTAATCCATATGGGAAGCCTACGCTTGATTTCGAAAGTGGCAAAAAGGTTATAGAGCATCTGAAACAGATGCCATCCGCACAGCGGACAGGGAGGTGGATACACGATGGATGCCAGTTCAAGGGCGGCATTGATTGGATGCACTGTTCCGAATGCGGACATAAGGACAATTGGAACGCCGTCAGAACGCCGTTCTGTGCATGGTGCGGAGCAAGGATGGAGGAAAACAATGAGAGCGATTGATGCGGATGCGCTTGAAAAAAGGGATGGAGCCTGCATAGGACGATACGGATAACGGAGGTATGATGCTTGATTTTATCCTTATTCTGTGCAATATTTAAGATGATGACACTACATTTTGTAGTATTATCTTAGCAACGACAGTGCAGATGTGTACTCCCTTGTGGTACTCCCTTAACCCTATTAATCACACGCATCTGCACTGTTTTGTTGTAACCAGATAAAGAAAGGCGGTGAAGCACTATCGCCAAGCTAGGTAGAAAAGGAAAATGGGATGAATGGTTGACCGATGATGGTCTGCTTATGCTCCAAGGATGGGCTAGGGATGGGCTGACCGATGAGCAGATATCTGACAAGATGGGCATCGGTACAACAACACTTTACAGATGGCTCAATGATTTTGGGGAGATTCGGGCGGCATTAAAAAAAGGACGATCACCTGTAGATGTGGAAGTGGAGAACGCCCTGCTTAAAAGAGCGTTGGGATTCACATACGATGAGGTGATCGAGGAAGAAGAAACACTGCCAAGCGGCAAATCACGATCATACAAGAGGACGGTGACCAAGACAGTACCTCCAGATGTGACGGCACAGATCTTCTGGCTGAAGAACAGAAAGCCTGCGCAGTGGCGTGACAAGCCTGAGCCGCCTGTATCATCTGAGGCACTGGAAAAACTGGATGAGGTACTGAGTAACATTAAAGGTGTAGTCTGATGTTTTCGGAAAAACAGATAGAATGGTTTAACAGCGCAAATCACAGATGGTGTTTCAAGGTGGGTGCTGTGCGTTCTGGCAAAACATACGCCGATTTCTATACAATACCGAAAAGGATAAGGGCAAGGGTCGGCAAGCCGGGTCTTGCTTTTATTTTTGGAGTATCAAAAAGCACCATAGAGCGCAACATCCTAGAGCCTATGCGCACTATATGGGGTGATGATTTTGTAGGCACGATCAGAGCGGACAACACTGCACGCCTGTTTGGTGAGACGGTGTATTGCCTTGGGTGCGAAAAGGTCAGCCAAGTTTCAAAGATACGAGGCGCAAGCATTAAATACGCATACGGTGACGAGGTAGCTGAGTGGAATCCTGAGGTTTTCAACCTGATAAAGAGCCGTCTTGATACATCATACAGCGTGTTTGACGGTGCGCTAAACCCGGAAAGCCCGAATCACTGGCTTAAGGAGTTTCTGGACAGCGATGCGGACATATACCAACAGCACTACACCATTTTTGACAATCCGTTCCTGCCAAAAGAGTTTATTGAAAACCTGTGCAAGGAATATGACGGCACTGTGTACTATGACCGCTATATAAACGGTGTATGGGCGTTGGCAGAGGGTTTGATATACCCGATGTATCAAGATGTCATAGTAAGCGAAAAACCGCAGGAAACACCGAAAAAAAGCGTTCTAAGCATAGACTACGGCACGATGAATGCATTCTGTGCGTTGCAGTGGGATATGCACGATAAATGGTACTGCACTAACCGCTACTACTACAGCGGCAGGGATACCGGGATACAAAAGACAGACGATGAGTATCTGCGAGACATAGAACAATGCTTTGCAGAGGTAATTGCACGGCACAGGGAAAACCACGTTAAGATAACTGTAATCATTGACCCATCAGCGGCAAGCTTCATAGCACTGCTCAAGCGCACGGATTGGGCTAAAGTGTTACCTGCAAAGAATGATGTGCTTAACGGCATAAGGGAAACCGCAACCGCCATGAACTGCAAAAGAATAGCAATCATGGACTATATCACAGAGTATAAGGATGAGGCAGGTGGGTATGTGTGGCAGGATGGTGACGGTGAGGAAAGACCGATAAAAGAGAATGACCATCTGATGGATGCCATGCGCTATATGGTTATGACGATGCACGTTAATAAGCAAACACCGCAGTACAGACCGCTGTGGATGATGTGAGGGCGAAAGGCAAATGAAAACTTATCAGGATTTTTTGGAGATAGCTGAAAGAAGCGAAACAGAGCGCATGGATTTTGTGCGCCAGATCATCAACGAACACAAGGCATCTACTATCTATCAGGATGCAGATACTGCACAGAGATACTTTGACCGCCACAACGTGACGATTGAGCAGTTTCAGAAACTGCTTTACACAATGACAGGTCAGGCTGTGCCTGATAACTACAGTGCAAACTGGAAGATGAAACACGGCTTTTTCCGCACCTTCGTAACGCAGGAAGTACAGCACCTGCTAGGCAACGGCGTTACATGGAAAAACGAAAGCACAAGGGCAAAACTTGGACAGGATATTGATACCAAGATCATGAAAGCGGCAAAGGCGGCACTTATCGGTGCTGAGTCTTTCGGCTTTTTCAATTTCGACCATGTGGAGGTATTCAAAATCACTGAGTTTGTGCCGCTATACGATGAAGAGGATGGCGCACTGAAAGCAGGCGTGCGGTTCTGGCAGATTGATTCAGCAAAGCCACTAAGGGCAACGCTGTATGAGTTGGACGGATATACGGACTATATATACCGTGGGTCAGAAAGTGAGGTGCTGAACAACAAACGCACCTACATACAGCAGGCTGTCGGCTCTAAGGCAGACGGCACAGAGATTTATGACTTTTCCAACTATCCTACGTTCCCGATTGTGCCGCTGTGGGCAGATGATGACAGCCACACGAACGCACTGCAGGGCATCCGGGAGCAGATAGATTGCTATGACCTAATCAAGAGCGGTTTTGCCAATGATGTAGATGATGCAAGCCTGATTTACTGGACGATCCAGAACGCAGGTGGCATGGATGATGTAGACCTTGCAAAGTTTGTGGAGCGGATGCACACGCTGAAAGCGGCAACGGTTGATGCGGACGGCGCAACGGCAGAAGCGCACTCGATGGATGTGCCGAGCGAAGCAAGGGAGCGTCTGCTTGACAGGCTGAAGGATGACCTGTACATGGATGCAATGGCACTTGACCTGAAGAACATCAGCGGCGGCGCAACCACGGCAACGCAGATCATAGCATCATACAAGCCGCTTGACAGCAAGTGTGATGACCTTGAATACAGCATCATTGAGTGGCTTAAGCGTATCTGCGCCCTTGCAGGCATTACGGATGAAAAGCCAACATTTACTAGAGATTACATCGTTAATAAGACAGAAGAAATTCAGACAATAGTGCAGAGTGCGCAGTTCCTGACAGAGGATTATGTTACCACGAAGATTATGAACATCTTAGGTGATGGCGATCAGGCAGAGGCACTGATTAAACAGCGCATGGCTGATGACCTTGCTATTGATTACGATGAAGAACAGCAGGAAGAACAGACAGCGCAGGAAGATACCGCACAGGAGTGATAGGGCATGGATGTTGCGCACAAGGAAACCGATGCGATTATCGAGAAGGTTGAAAAGAAGGTTAAGAGAGAGTATGCACAAGCTCAAAGAGAAATTGAGAAGAAAGCTAATGCATACTTTACAGCCTTTGCAGAAAAGGATAAAAAAATGCTTGCGCTTGTGGATGAAGGTAAGATGTCGCAGGCTGCGTATAACGCATGGCGCACACAGCAGTTGCTTGTGGGCGATAAGTGGAAGAATCTTGAGGAATCGCTGAACAAAGACCTGTCTAACGCACGGAACATCTCTGCCAGTATTGTAAAAGGCTATATGCCAGAGGTGTACGCTACCAATTTTAACTTTTCCACCTTCGAAATTGAGGCAGGTACAGGGATAGATACATCATTTACGCTGTACGACAGGCAGACTGTCGAGCGGCTTATACGTGACAATCCGAAGATGCTTCCTGATCCATCCGAAGCCATAAAGGATAAGATTAAGCAGAAAAAGATAGAGCGGTGGAGTCGGCAAAAGATGACCTCTGCTGTCACACAGGCTATCCTGCAAGGCGAGAGCATCGACAAGCTTGCCATGCGTCTGCGCTCTGTCACAAGCATGGATGCCGCATCATCTATCCGAAACGCTAGAACCATGATGACCAATGCACAAAGTGCAGGTCGGTATGACGGATACCGCAGGGCGAAAGAGATGGGTGTACAGTTTAAAGTCATGTGGATCGCTACACTGGATGACCGCACAAGGCATGAACACAGGATGCTTGACGGACAGATGCATGAGGTGGATGAGCCTTTCGTTGTGGACGGTGTTGAGATCATGTACCCGGCAGACTACGGAGGCAGGGATTACAAAGTGCCGCCAGACATGATCTACAATTGCAGGTGTACGATTGGTGCGGCGGTTAAGGGTACAAAGCTGTATGATGAGGGCATCGGTGCGGCAAACAGGGTGGTCGGCACAGGACAGACCTACGAAGAGTGGAAAGAATCCAAGAAGGTTGCACAACACAAGGATAGAGGGTAAATATGGCTGTATCTATCGATGTGAAAACCAAC